CCCCGATATTTTGATAAGTACGTAGATTCAAGGACTTAGCTGCTATATTTTTTGATAACCTCTTTTGCTTTAAGCAAGGTCCATGGTCCGAGATTGACGATAAAGGGTTAAACCGTTATAAAAACAAGCTTCTTTAACCCAGTAGGACACTCCATGACCCGTTTCCCCATCGAACACGATGTCCCCACCCCAGAAGATCCGGATGATTTCCGTTTCCCGTGGCCCCAAATGAAACCCGGAGACAGCATTGTTCTGACCGGGGCCGATGCTCGCGCTTCAGCGCATGCCTCCTTTCACAAATACCGGAAACGAAACCTCGGCAAAACGAGCACTCTTCTGAAGCTTGTCACTCGCTCCATCGGCGGGAACAAATATCGCGCATGGGTTCTCGAAGTCGGAGAAGACGAACCAACAGCCTGACCCAAAACGGGCCGTGGACGGTTGACAGTGTAAATAGAACCGTGCCACGGTCTCCCGGCGTTACCGAAACTCCGCCCCTGATCATTGAAAGGATCAACCCATGGGCCTCGACATCCACTTATCTGGTCGCATCGTCCCCGGCATCGCCCCTATTGGTGAGAGCTATGCCCCGATGCTGCACAGCGATGGCAATGAGATCGACGAGATCCGCGTCAAGCTTGGCTATTGGCGCAAGGATTGGAATCTCCAGAACCACATCGCAGAGCGCCATGCCGACATCGTGCAGGGCGAGAACATCTCGTTCAGCGCAAATGGACTGCGCGAGCTTCTTGCCGAAATCCAATCGGGCGCACTCGACAGAGACGGGGAGGACTATTCCGAGGAAGCTTTCGAGCACACCGTCTCGACCCTGCAACGCGCCATCGAATGGGTCGAGAGCGCACCCGACAGCGAGTGGCGAGACGTAATCTACTGGGCATCTTGGTGAGGAGAGATCAATGAACAATGCCGACCGCGCCGACATGGCACATGCCGCTCTGATCCGTTTCATGACGGACACGGGGCAGACCGAAACCGAGGAGGCCTTGCAGGACCTGATCACCGATCTCCTGCATCTGGCGAACCGCGAGAAGCTTAACGTACTCGACATCCTGCAACGCGCCACGCTCGTCTTCTGCGACGAGGCTTCTGAAGAGGAGACTGCCTGATGCCTGTCATTCTTGGATACGAGGAAGACGCTGGGTTTTATCTGTTGGACCGCTGGGGCACGCCTCTGTCTGCGTGCTGGTTTGCGACCATCGAAGACGTAATCGAATACTGCAACGAACAAGGCTTTGACCTGTTCGAACGTGAGGAGGACTAATCATGACCGACCCGTACATAGACTTAGAGTTTAGGGTGACGATGGAGACCTTCGTCATCGTCAGTCTGAAAGAGGGCGAGACCGTAACGTGGAAGACAGTTTGCGACGAAATCAACGAAAGTCTTGGGTTGAAAGAACCCGATATGAACGCCCGACACATGGTGAAGAAGATAAGGATTGAGACTGTCGATGTGCATTCGGGGGGAAGCGTCCGGCTTTCGGCAAACCTAAATCTCAAAAAGCTTCGCTATTGGGAGATGGAAGACGAAGAAGAGGAGACCGCCTGATGACCCGCATGAACCTGCAACCCACCCTCGGCAAAACCGTCGAGCACTGGCTCGGCACAGAGCGGCATGAGACGGACATCGTTTTGGAGATCATGGAAGAGCTGGCCCGCGATCAAGAGATCGATCTGGAAGAGGCCAACACGGCAACCATCCGCAAGCTTGCGGACGAGGCCTTCCGCTGGTGCGAAGACGAACGCTGGTTCAAGGACCGTTGACCATGAACGACGATCAACGCAGCAAGCACGCCTTCTTCATTGCCGTGCAACGCATGGAGCGTGAGAGCAAAGAGCGGCGTAAGAAGGATGCCGAAGCGCACAAGCGGCACATGCTGGCGAGTATGACAGGCGGCTTTGGAAGGAACCAAGCGACCCGCCCGAAGAAGATCACGCTGCCGAGGGTATCCATCTTGGAGGACAAGGAATGATCATGGTCAAAGGACAGGAAGACGAGGACGGTGCTGGGCTGTATTGGGAGGACGGCACGCGGCTCACTGATAAAGAAGGCGAGGCTTGGTGGGCGGGCTATAACCAAGGCCATCAGGACGGCGAAGAGGATGCCGAGGAGGACATGCTTGGTGAGATCAAGCGGCTGCGTGAGGCGCTGCGTTACATGGTCGAAAACCCGGAAGATGTTGAGAGTTTTTGGCAGATTGCCCGCGTTGCGCTTGGGGAGGACAAGGAATGACATGCGTCACGGTCCTCCTCCTCAACCTGATCTGCGGCACGCCTTACGCTGTCGATGGGGACACGCTGCGATTCGGCAAGCTATCCGTCCGGCTATGGGGTGTTGACGCTGCCGAATTACACGAGCCGGGAGGAACAAACGCGCGCCAGGTTTTGCAAAATTTGGCCGGCCGGAAGACCGTGTGGTGTCGGGTCCGAACGATGGACGGCTATGGCCGGCACGTCGCCCGCTGCTATGTCGGATCTGTCGAAATCAATCGGGAGGTCGTGGCCCGTGGCGCCGCATTGGATTGCCGGCGCTACTCGGGCGGGGCCTTCGCATCTGTCGAACCTGCCGGAGTGCGGCTCAAACTGAGCCAGAAGCCGTACTGCAAGGCTTGACTAAAAGTTTACAATCACCACAATCAAACCGCGAATCCGTCACAGAGAGGACTAACCCATGTCGAATTTCCGCATCTCATTCCGCGCCTTTGACGCCTTGTTCACCAAGTTCAACGCGGCCATCGAGCGCAGCGCCTTGTCCAAGGGCCATGGACCGATGATCTTGGACAACTACAAGCTGGGCTACATGCAATCGTTCTTTGCCATGGAGTTTGCCAGCCTGAGCGAAGAGGATCAGGTCAAGCTGTTCGATGCCATCGAAGAGCGGATCGTCAGCCTCAATCAGAAGAGCATGACCCTAGAGTTGAGGGCCAATGACCGAGAGGTAAAGATTGCATGAAATATGTGAACCTCGTCACCGACGTTGTCTACATCCTAACCATACTCACCTTGTTCACGACCATCTTGATGGTCCTCTATCCCAACTAACGCAAAAGGAAGAAAGCCATGCGTAATCTCGATGCCATCATCAACCAGCTCGCTGCCGAACAACACCGCTGCGAGCACCTCCTGATCGAAGAACTGGAGGGCGTGAAGAAAGCCACGCAATTATTCTTTGACAAGCAGTCGCGTGAAGCTGATGCCTTCGTCGCCCTGCTCAGTCAGACGCTGTCCGATATCGAAGTCAAAATAAAGAACGGTTACCCGCGTGATCGCAAACCGTCCGATGAAACGGATCCGCTGCCGGCCATTGTCACGGGCCGCGTGCTGACAGACGAAGAGCGTGACGAAATTCTCAAGAAGGTTGGAGAAGCTGCGTGAACGATGACGCAATCAAATTGCGGGAGGCTCTGTTCGCAGCAGAGCCTTTCCTTACCTACATGCTGGCCGAGGGCGAAGCTCCGAGGAACAACAAGCTCCTGCGCGAAGCATTGACCATGGTCCGTGGTGCGTTGGACATGGACCCACCCAAGCCAGAACCAAAGGAAAAATATTACGAGGCCGAAGACCTGCTCGATGATCGGATCGTGGTCGTGGATTACAAAGAACACGACGATGGGTCGGCGACAGTTGAATTGGATCTCGGCATCGATGCCGCAAAACTGTTGCTACACATAGGTTTTTCGGCACTCATCAAAGGGATGACGGAAACAAAATGACGATGACAAAGATCCGACGCCAGATGCGAAACATGATTCGCAAGGTTGTCGATAACACAGATCAGTACACAACAGGCCACCCTCTGAGGATCATGACTGAGTATCAGGATGACCGTGGATCGTGGCTCTATGTCTCATTCGAAGACATGGACGACTGCGCCCTTACCCCCTATTCTTTTACGGCTTACAGCCGCATCGATGACAGGGGTATGTACCTTGAAGAGATGGACGCAACGATCTTTGAGAAGGCTTATGCGAGAGCGACAGGTTTCCGCATCGTCCTCAACGAAGTTCACGAAGAACCTTCTCCGATACGTAAAAAACAAAACAACACAATCGCCACCGCTCAAACGTACTGGCAAAAAAGACAAACGCCTGTCCGACTCAGAGTTATACGTGGATCACGAGATACCGTGGATGTGGATCAAGAGAGGACCTGACGATGCCCAATGAAGTAGCTTCAACCATAGAACAACTGGTCGATGCGGCCGAGTATGCCCTCGAAGTCTTAGACGTATACTCTGATGTGGAGGATGGAGACGATGGTCTTCCCGTTCCCAACAGGGCTATGCTTGCCAAGACAGAGCTGAACAACGCTCTCAGGATTTTTCGCCTCCGCCGTATCGAGCGGGACATCGAGGCACAAAACGGGATGGTGTTATGAGAAAGTGGAACTACCGTGTCATGCGGCACACTGACGCATTTGGTCGGGTTTTCTTGGGGATCCACGAGTCCTACTACAACGACGAGGGGGAGGTCACGGCATGGACCGATGACCTCTCGGCCCCGGCAGGGGAGACCATCGAGGAACTGCGGAGCGATTTGGAGAAGATGATCCGGGCCTTGGAGTATCCGGTCATTGATGTTCCACACGAGCCGGTTAAAGATAGGGGCTGCGGCAATGACTAAGGAACCCACCCCCATGTCCGATGACTTCGACGACTTCGACGAGGATCCGGTGAAGTGCCGGGAGGCTCAGTTTGCAGACGCCCTCGTGGACTTGTCCCGAGCCGTCGACCTCTCCCGTAACGACGAGGCCAGAAGCCTTCTGCTCAAGGCCATGGATTCCCTAGTTTACCAACTCAACCCGCCACGCGGGGAGCTGAAGCCCGTTAGAAAGTAAACGCCATGTACACTAGACCGTGGACGGAGGAAGAAAGAGCCGTCCTCCAAAAGAACGCGCTCGCCGGCATGTCGGCAAATCAGGTCGCCTATCTTTTGAAGCGCAGCAAGGGGTCCGTCTTGGGCTTCGCTCACAGACAGTTTGGAGGGTACGAGATGATCAGTTCCAAACCTCCCAAGCCCATGAAGGAGCCGAAGCCGAAGGCTCCGCGCAAGGATGGGCTTAGCCCGTCTGGCCGGTCTACCAAGCGCCTGGAACCGGAGGTCGTCCAAGCCCTGTTCCCAGAGCCGCCACCCCTTTTGAATCAGCCCCCTGTTAAGATGATGTCGGCCGGCCGATTCCAGTGCCGGTTCATTGTCAGCAACGAGCCGAAGGATCCGAACCCGTGGATGTGCGCGGCGCCGGTCAAAGGAACATCAAGCTGGTGTCCTTACCACCACCGCATCGTCCTTGTCCCGTTCTCCAATCTTAAAAAGGCTAAGACATGACCGAAGATGAGATGAAGGATCTGCTCAAGGGGTGGGGCGAGGAGTTTGATACCGTTGAAGAGTTCGTCAACGAGATCCCGCCCACCTTGCAGGGTGTGCTCGACGTGATCCTTGAGGTGGCGGAACAACGGGGGTTCAGGACGCCCGATGTCTTTCGCCAGATCATTATGTTCATGAGTTTCACCACCTGCAATCTCTGTACAGATGTGTTGGAGCTGAGCCGCGAAGAGTACCTTCGCATGTGCGAGATCAGCTACGACGCCTTCGTCAACATGACCGCAACTCATGAAACGAGTGACCGCCGTGACCATTGAGATTAGTGATCTAGTTAAGGATCTGCGCGACAAGATCCAGACTTATGGACCTGTCTACAACAGGAAGATGCGCCCCACCGACGAAGAGTTTTTGATTCGCCGTGCGTACACTTTGCTGACGGCGATTGAGATTGAAGAGTATGAGAACCGGCAGGAGAAGCTTGACTTGGAGCGCCGTGCTGAACGACTAGAAGACGAAGTAGAGAACCTTCGCTGGCGACTAGAGGAGAAGCGCAGTGCCTGAGATCAAAGATATCCTGAAGGACCGTGGATCAAGGTACGGGGACTACCGGGTTCAAGCCGAGACCGCGCAGCGCATCCGTGACGCCTTCGAAGCTTCTCCCAACTGGGAGATCCTTCCCGGCTACATGAAGGAAGCCCTGAGCCTGATGACGACGAAGTTCTCGCGCATGCTGACGGGCGACATGATGTACATGGACAACGTGGTGGACCTGATCGGGTACATGACTCTGATGCAGACGGAGATGGAGAAAGACCATGCGGATTATGAAAAGCATATGGAGAAAGTTCGCTCGTCCAAGGAAGCGTATCGCGGTCCGCCTCGGGGAGTTGCGTGGGAACAACTGTACCAAGATAGCCCGGACGCATCTGATGCTACCAGGAACACCAGTCCTCTCAATTGGGCCGGCCCTTTCTGTGATCGCTATCCCGGTTGACAATTAGACTGCACGTTGACAATGTCTCGTAGAAAGTGAGACGAAAATGCCTGAGATTATTGAACAAATCAGAAAGGACGTGGGCCTAACGAAGGCTCTGGCAGAGCATCTCTACCAACTCCTGATGAATGAGTACGTCCAACTGCCGCGCATGGAAGCCTACCGCCTACGCCGGTACATGAAGAAGCACAACACCATCATCTTCTCCGGTTATGGCAAAGGCTACTACATGATGCCGGAGGACAAGCGGGTGTACCAAGATTGGTTTAATCTTCCCCAAACACATCGCTGATCGATAGCTTAGCTTCGCCCCACGAGGGGCCAAGCTCTGCGTCCACGACCGATGGGATCTCCATCTCGACGCAATTCTCCATGATCTCCACAACCTGACGTGCCCGTTCCGCATCACGAACGGACACGGCTAGTTCGTCGTGGATCTGGACCATGGGCGGTATGCCGGCGGCATGCAGCTCCACCATCGCCCGCTTCGTTTGATCGGCCGCGGATCCTTGGATCAGTTTGTTCAGCGCC